ATATTTTTAACAATACTTACACAATTATTCATTATAAACCCTTTATAACACATTCAATAAATTTGTACATAGACTTTATTAAATGTGGTCTATATTTGAAATTTTTTAAATCAACATCGTTTTTAAAATATTGTTTCATAAAAAAATCTTTTTCTTTTTTTGTATATTTAACTGTTTTTTTAATCTTGCCAGGAATATCGCTTGTCTTAATATATTCTTCTTTGATTTTATTTGTCTTTACTTTTTGCGTTAAATCTACATTGCTTAAATAATCTAAATGTTCTTTTAATAAATCTTTATAGTGCGATAAAAAAAACAATTCGTTAAGTGTTTTAGGTGTTATTGTTTTGTCTATTCTTTTTGTTAATAAATTAATACTCTTGTCTAAATAATCTATTGATTTTTTAATCTCAGAAAATAATTCCTTATTCTTCTTAACATCAATCTCTTTAGGAAAACCTAAATCTAAAATTCTTTTAACGTTTTTAATTATATCATTATTCATAATAGGGTGTGAAATATTAAAATTGATATTATCAATAGAATGCTCTAGGTTTTTTTTATCAATAGAAAAAAATTCATGTGGCTCCCGTATATAAGCATTAATGTCATCAAAAAATAATACACTGTTGTTTTTATATTTGTCTTTGTAAATATCTAGCGTTTTTTTTGTTTTGACGAAAAAACTATCATTATAAACACTATCTGTCATTTTTTTTAATTTGTCTTCTAAACTTTGTTTATATCTGGTTAACTTATCTACTAAATCTTTCTTGTCTGAAAAAGTGTTTATTAATCTATCTAAAAAATGTGTTTTTAAATCTTCATGCTGTATGTTTTTTATTTTCTTCATCATTTTGTTAATATTTTTATACAAAAAATTAATTTTTATAAAATCGTTTTTATTAAGATTTTTGGTGTTCTTAATAGTATCTAAAAAATCGTCTAGAGATTTTCTGAAATTGCGTATTTGTGTGTTTTTTTCATAATCTAGGAACGGTAAAGAATTAAAAACATCATCATAGTATCTTTGTAAATAATCAGCATATAAGTGATTAATAATATCTTGTTTAGATAAATTAACTTTTTTCTTTTTTAAGATATCATCGGCTATATCATTAAGAAATTTACTATCTAAAGCTTTATCAAAATGTTCTCTGTAAAAAAACTCTATTTTTCGTGGGTCTTTGATATCTTTTATTCTATCAAAATAAAAATATTCACTAAAAGCGTTTTTGTTTATATTTTGGTTTTTATTAAAAATTGTAGCATTCTTTTTTTTGTTTATTTTGTATGTCTTATATTTCAAAAACATATTACTTAATACATTAAACGCTCCACCAATAACAGACCCAACTAACATGTCTTTCAATATATTAGAATTAATATATTCTTTTACGGGAATATAATCATCATGCATTCTATCAGATAATAAATTACTTGTTTCACTTAATACATCAGCGACACCGAAACCTATTCCTCCTTCTAACATAGACCCAATTATTGGGGGAAGTGTTTCTGGTATCATTGTAGCAACAACACCCATTGAAGCAGTTTGTAAAATATCAGAAGAAAAATTTAAAATGCCTGCCAATAAATTTGTCGCTTTGTCGGTAATTGTTTTATCTCTTCTGTAATAATTAATTAAACCATTATAAAAACGTCTTCGCTTATTATAACTTTCTCGTACCGCGTTAAATTCTTCATCAGTTAATAAATTTTTAGCTAAAAAACCATTAAACCCCTCAACTAAATTGGTTAACACTGTCGGAGAATATAAAACTTGATTATAAATACTTTTTAAGAAACTATAATTATTATTTGTTTCTCTATCACCAAAAAAACTAACCAAATTATCTGTGTTATCAAATTTAAACATATTAAACACCAATTAAATCATCTAAATATTCTATAATAGGATGATTGTCTTTAATAATAGGATTTCCATTGCCATCAATTAAAATAAACGAATTAGGAGCGCCATAATTAACCCAATGAGCAGTATTGGCTTTAAAAAAACTAACTTCAATCTTTTTGTTTTTTAAATTACTATGGAATATCGTTTTTCCTCGCAAAAGATTCTCTAAAGCAGCACTTGCAATATCTTTTGTCTTAATTAAACTTTCTATAAAAGGCATATGATAATTTGGTAAAAGTTTTTTCTTTAGAGAATGTAGTTTATCAAAAATTTTATCAGTATCTATTTCTTTGTTGTTATATTTCTTAGGAATAATTAAATTATCTTTAATTGTATAAAAATTTCCGATTAAATTATTATATACATATTGTACACTCTCTTCAGGATTCCATTCACCATCTCTAATCATTTTTGTTAATGATAATTTTAACAAAGTTTTTCTTATATTCGCTATATCTTCAATATTAGAAGAATAACTGTTATAAAATGCACTGAGATATGGTTTTAAAACTTCAGATACAGCTGTATTAATTTCATCTAATACAAAACTAGTATCAAAAGCGTTTTTCGCTTCCTCTTTCAATTCCGATAATCTTACTTTTGATGTGTTATTAATATCTAATAAAATTCCCTTAGCATCTCCTTTTTTATATAAATTATATATCAATGGTAACATTGGTTGCGCGTTTTCTTTAGCTATATTATTGATATAATAATCAAATGTATTAGGATATTCTTTTTCTTTTTGAGATAAAAATAATAACTGCTTATACAAATCTGCTTGTTTTAAAAACATAGCATCTGATTTATCATGCGCTAGCGGTTGCACTCTTATTTTATTCGCTGGAATACCTAATTGTTGTTGATATTTAACTAATAAATAATCTTGAGGAACTTTGTAAGGAGTACCAGTATTATTTATAATATTGTATTTAGATAATATCTTCTGAAAAGATGGCAAGGTTTGTATATAAGAAACTGGATCTGTTAACATTTGTTTATATTTTTCTTTCAAGATGTTTTGAGCAGATTCATATATTTTTTCATGTAAAATATCTTTTTCTTCATACTTTCCGGTATCTTCATTCTTTTTTTTCTCTAACTCTTCTAAAACAAGAGGTATTTTATAAACAGGTACCGTTGCATATTGATTAGCTAGTTTATATGCGTTTTCATAAACATTAACATCTGTAAATAATTTAGTTATCTGTCGAGGACTAAATACAGATGAATACATTTCTATTTCAGCCGGAGAAACAGTGTGTCCTTTTTTAACCGCGTTAATCATATACTTATAAACATCATTAAAATTAGCTTCCAAACCTTCCCTAGCTACTCTGTCTTGTATAAAAAGAGTAGAAGTTAACGTTTTGATTTTATGCAACTCTTCACTTGTTAACTTATCTGGATTGTTTTTTAATAAATTATCTATATATTCACTAGCTTTACCGCTTCCTTCTGTCTGTAACAAACGATTAAAAATACCTACGTGACTATATACATTGTAAGTGGTTTTTAATTTATCTAATTGATGAGCGTATGATAATGGAGAAATTAAACCTTGTTCTAAAGCAGAATTAACACTATCTAATGTCTTTTTAAAAACTACATCTGCTTGTTTTTTTTCTTCTTCTCTACCTGATAATAAATTTGATAAAATGATACCACTATTCTGCGATAATGCGCTTATAAAAGAATATAACCTTTTTCCTTTGTTAACTTGTTGTTGCCAGCTTAAAAAACGAGGTAAAAAAGATAAAATCATCTGGTCTTTTTTCTGATAAACTTTTCCTCTTAAAAACTCTGGTACTTTGTTAGCAAAAGATGTAATATAATCATTAAAATTTTTCTTAAAATATTCTTGTGCAAAATAAGGGTTTCCAAATTTTAAACTATGAAAATACAAATTGTATGCATCTTTCTCAATAGATGTTTGTATTCTACTATTAGCTAAAGAAATTTCAGTTGATATTCTGTTTTTAATATTATAATTGTCCATTAAACTTGGTATCTTGAAATTAATAATCGGTTTATAAAAATTAGAAATTATACCAAGTCCTTCTTTTTGTGTTTTCGTGTAAGGTTTAAACATTGTATAACCTGTTAAATTTTTCTATGTTGTTTAAAAAATAATAATTTTGATAAATATTCCAACCAGTAAATAGTCCTTTTAATAAATAATTTAACGACAATCGGTCTTCCGCTTCTTTTAACAAACCTTGTTGAAATGATAAGCCTGATTCTGCTATATCTAAATTTTGTTTAAGCAATCTTCTGTCTTCATTAAATTTTCCTATAGTATCAATTGTTAACGGTGAAAAAGAACTAGGAGAAGTGTTTTGCACCACAGATGTCGTAAGTAATGATGATAAACTTTCTTTTAATAGCTCGTCTTGGTGAATAGCTTCTTGAGAGGCTTTTATTTTTGTTTTAATATTGTCTATCATTAAATTGTATTGTTGGAGTCTTAATTGCTCTTCCCGTGCACTATATTCTTCACCTAAACCAAATAAAGAAAAAATACCACCGATAAGACCTAATGTTCCTAATGAAAACATAATAAAATAGTAATAAGTTATTTAAATATGATTATAACATAAACTAGAAAAAAAACAAGATTACCTCACCAGTTCAAAACCTATACTTCTGATGACAAAATTAAAAGGATACGGCGCTGTTATAGTAATTGTATTATAAGGTTCCCAATCTTTTCTAACATAAAACTCATATATACCAGTCTCTCCCTTAGATACTTTATACGGTAAAACTTCACCAAATTGTCTAAATTTAATCAACTTTCCTTCGACCACTAAACCGATACTCTTATAATAATCAATAAACACACTGTTAAGTTTTCTTTTCCTGAAATTTAACTCACCATCAATTAATGGTAAAGTCTCTATCTCTGAAATATATTTCTTACCTACAACGAAATTTTTAAAACTATTATTAACAGTAACCTTGCCGTTCTCTACTTTGAAAGTATCTCCTAAAAAAAACCAATCATCATCATTTTTACCGAAAACACTAACTGTTTCTTGCTCTAAATACTCTAAACCATCAATTTCGTTTCTCTCTTCTGAATACGATTTTTCTATAAAACAATCTAAATAAAAATTATTATCAAATTTCTCTAAATATGTCTTATCTTCTCCATTGATGTTTCTTTTTGTAACAAAATAAACATTATTCCCTACCACTGAAACTTGTTTAAAAAAACCATTATCTGTTTGAGATAATGAAAATGCATTTATTTGTAACGCATCAAATATTTGATATATAATTAAATCTCCATCACTGTTAACTATAAAAATATAATTAAATGGAGTACCTTTATAACTATACACAACATCCATATCTACTGGATTATTAAAAATATTAAATGAAAATAAACTTGCAGGGAATATTTTCGTGTCCTGTATACCATATAAACTGTTAACACCACTTTTTGCAAAAAAAACTTTATCATCACCTATAACGGGTATTAAATTACCAGATCCTTCACTTCCTATTCTTACTACAAATGCACTTTTAGGTGTTAATACAGATGTTTGAGGTGCTTTTAAAACATATTCACATTCTAATGTAAAAATATACAAATAATCAAAACTTATTAAATTAATCACTTTACTTTGTTTAGAAGTAGCTATAGTCCTCAAAAAAGCTTCATCTGATAAACCTGTCCCTGTGTCGAAATTAAAAAAATCATCAATACAACTAGCTATTAAAACATTAGGTAATGATTTAGATCCACTTAAAAACAATCTACTCTGATGAAAAACACAACACCCTGGATATCCCTTGCTGTCAGACCATATAGGCTCTGTTAAAACACAGTTGTCTCCCTTAACACCACTAGTACGCACAGAGTCATCAAACTCACTTACAACATCAACCTTGACTGTTTTGCTATCTATAAACTGTTTTATTTTAGCAACACCTAACTCAGATCCAACTGTAGCATCTCCTAAAGACAAAAACATTCCATTAACATGTTCACTAGTAAACACATCTTTATCACAAGTTAACGTCTTATTTATTCCAACATGTGCATCTGAAATTTTAAATAATCCATCAAAATAGTTTCTCTTAAAATCATATGTTGGTAGATTTTTAAAATCTATTTCATGAAAATCAAAACTATCACTATTTGAATCATATTCCAAAACCATAGGTTTGTATTGTTTATTGACCAAAACTATTTTATCTTGACTTGTCGCATATTTTATTTCCTTATTAATTAATACATCACTATTGTATGGAGTATTACATTCATAATATAATGTTAAATTATCATTTTCTTCTTTATATACATATAATTTAAATGACTTTAAAATGATTAAGTACTTGTCTTCATCATTATATTCGTAATCTATTAACAAAACCTCATCACTATCAAAACCTAATTCAAATAAAAATCTAGTACCATGTCTTTTTTCAATACTTCCAAAAGAGGTTATTAAAATGTTTCTTGCTTTTTTTAGACCTTGTTTAAAAACAACTAAATCATTTCTACCATACGCTTTCTGCTCTATTTCTCCACTACCAAAACTATTTTGTTTAATGATAACACTTCCCATTTTTATCTCTTAAAATTTACTATCATATAAATCATTAGGCTTTGATAACTGTCCTTGCTGTTTTAATCTAGAATCAACCATCTTGGTTTTACTAGATAAAAGTAAACTTTCATTCATTAAAAATTGCAACAATTGATAATCACCGGTTATAGGAAAACATAAAATCTTTGCCAGCTCTGTCGTTAAATAACGAACAAAATATAAAGGTAGCTCATTAGCATTTATATCACTGGTAACATAAACCGTTTTTAAATCATTACCATCATAATCTGTATACAGTTTGTCATTTAATATTCTGTAATTAACACGTGGTATTAAATCATCTATTATTAAAAATTTAGGATTGTTAGGCAGGCTAAAAACATTAGTATAATCACTAAAAGGACTATCTTCGTCTAATTTATTTAACGACACTACAGTTTTAGCAAAATTCCAATTTATAGCGCTTAAAACATCTGGTAAAACTAAATCATAAAAATTTAAAGCTATAATATGATTTTTATCATTAAAATCAATTTGATTGATAGGCGGTAAACCTAATAAACTTAACGCGTTAGAAATAATTTTAATTTTCGTTAATATCATAACACTTCTTCCGATTATCTATAAACGTCCATGTTTTTTTAACTACATGTTAAGAGGTTAAATCTTCTAAAACAACAGGATTAACGCTGACAACCCTGCATAAAGCACCTGCATCACTTCCATTAACAAATATAAAATCACCCGCGCGCAATTGATACTGACAATTATCAAAATAACCATCAGTACCAATGGTAGATAAAGTGTCCGTGTCGCTAGAATATGAATATAGCCCAGGAATCGTGAAACCAACCTGTGCAACTTTTCCGAAATTTTCTTTCTCATAACCCATGTCTTCACCCAATAATATATACTATTATAACGATATATTTTTTATTTGTACATTTTTATAATTAAGCAGTTTCATCGCATTCTATTTTAACTATGCAATTTTTTCTATTTTCCGCTACTTTAACACCAACTTTCATTACAGCTTGAGAATAATAAGTTGTAGCTTCATTGACATAATAAATATCTATTTCAGGATTACCACCATCAACTTTTTGCCATGCCCTGAACATTGTTTCTTCTTTTCCTAGCACAAAAATACTCCTGATATTACCACTTTTCGGTAAACCTCCATCTACAACATTATTCCCTAATCTAAATTTAATATCTCCTATTTGTTTAAAAGTAAACCCTAAAAATTGATTAATCTGTCCCTCAACTAAAGCTTTCACTGTATTGTAATCAGCGCTAGTTAATCTATTGTCATTTAATAAACTTCTAACGCTATTAGAATGTAAAACTACAAATCTATTCTCAAAAGGCACATTAGCGGTATCAAGTATGCTTTTAGCGTCTAATAATTTCTCTAAAGTTAAATTAGTGCCGCCATCACTAATGGTATGACCAGCATTATCAATAGCCTCATCAATAATCATCTGGTCTAATCTTCTGTTAATAGCTTTCCTTAAGTTTTTAGCATACTCTTGTCTTAATTTAACATTGGTTTCAAATTCTACCCACTTGTCCAATGGAATCCTAACACCATATTCACTAAAAGTGACTAAATCCTTACTGTTTTGGACTCTGGCAACAGGAACTAACCCTTCCTCTGTCCTACCATCTTGTAAATCAACTTCTGTTATTTGTGGCAACTGATAAGCAGATCCAACTACATTACGCGCCTCAAAATAAATTAAATCATTCAACATGTGTACATTATGCCTTAATTCTGCTATTACAGTGTCTCTATATTCTCTTACTGCTATCTCACTTAAACTAGACATATTCTCCTCTCTATATAATAAGATTTTAAAACATAAGAATAATATTATGAAAATAAGAAAAATAGTGGTGGCCCTGATAAACAGGACCACTATCCACTAGATGATAAATGGATTAAGAATAAAACAAATTGTTTATTCTTGAGTACATCATAACATATATTATATCTTTGTCAAGACTTTTTATTTAATATTATATAATCTTTTGGTTATATTTCTTACTTTTTGAGTAAAATCTTCATCAACACCATATCTATCATCTATTAACATTTTATAATATTCATCTTTACTAGGTAACGGCTCATTGTTACTAATGTTGCTAGGAGGTACATTTTCTTTCTGCGATATCAGTGTGTTCACTAGATTGTGAAAAACTTCTGCATCTTCTTTGGAAATTAACCAACTACTAATCTTATCATAATCTAAATTAGGATCTACATTTTTTAAACATTGTATGTCTTTATCTATTTTCACTAACAATTCTTTATCATCAGCTAGTTCTTGCGTTAATCTCTCTTCTTCTTTTTCTAAAATAGAATTATACAAATTACCAAAAGTCTTCAATAAACCGATATACGTTTTCTCGCTTAAATGATGTTTTTTAGAAAAATCAGACAACGGATCTTTAATAAACTCAAGCGTATTAATGTTATCTTTGAAATAATCTTTAACTTCTTCATGTTCATGCCCTTTGTAACCATCGACCGGTACACCAAAATATTCTTTTAATACAGAAAAATCTTTAGCTTCTTTTTGTAAATTGTAATATTTTTTAGCCTGCTCTACAATGTTTTCTTCAATTAACCAATCTGGTTTGTTTTCTGTGTTTTCTAATGTCCCTAACCATTCTTTGTTATTATTCTCTGTGTTTTCTTCACTCATCACTGCCCTCTTTTTGTACATATTCACCATTTTTAATCCTGGTCCCAATATCAGCTAAAGCTAAAATTTGTCTGATTGCATTTTTCTCTCCCTCTAGGTAATACGCATAATTAACTTCAACTTTATAACCGAAACCAACTAATAATCTGTCTAAAAAATATTGCTTAACATATGGAGCGTTGATGTTTAAAAAATCTGATAGAGCTACTGCAACTTTTTTTTCAGTATCTGTTAATTTAATTTCTGTTTTGTTTTTAGACATAATATACCTCTTTTTTAAAATTATTTAACACTTCCTTTTTCCGTTTCCCTTAACATATCAATTATCGGATTAAAGTCTACATTATTCTGTATACCTTGTCCAGTTTCATTATTCACTCTCTGTTGCACAATCTGTTGCAATCTTTCTATCTCTTCTGGTGATTTAATAAGTTCAAAAGGAATGTTAAGTTTTTCCGCAACCCATGTCGGTAATCTAGTTGTGTCTAAAATAAAACCAGCAGAAGGCATTTGTTCAAACTGTAAAATAACATTAGACCACTCAACTAAATTAGCAACCTCTTTCTTTTGTTGGACACTAGCAAGAGGACTAACATAATTTATTTTAACTTTCTGTTTGTTGGTTACGAACATCAATGCTGGTTCTTTTTTCTCCCCTATTAAACTAATAGGATCTATTAGTCCTTTCTTAGATAAAATAATCAATACATTTTTCACAATAGGTAAAATGCATTCATCTATTAAACGTAAAACAGTAGCAGCACTCTGCTCTAAAAAATGCTGTTGTCTTATAGCTATCTCTGTCGCGGTTATATTTTTAGCATTAGGATAATTAATAGGATTATCATACAAAATATTTCTTATTATCTCTCGTAATTCAGCTATCTTTAATTCAGTAAACCTAACATCACCAGATAATGGTAAAGGCTCTAAAACCGGCCGAATATTTCCTCTTCCATCTACAGGAATCAAACTACCTGGTACTATTCTTCTAATAGAAGTTGTTAACTCTCCTCCGGTATAATCTAATAAAACAGGTTTAACTCTAAATTGAGCACTTTTTAAATCTAATTGCGACATTTTATTTAATATCTTCACAAATGGTAAACATAAATCTGCTAAACCTCTTCCATAAGTTTCCCCGGGATATCTATCGTATCTGAAAACAACAAATGGATTATACATTAAATATCTGGTTAAAATATCTTTCTTGTAATCTAATAATGTTACAAAATAAAAAAACCTCTGATTTAAGTTTTTAGCTTTGTGATTAAAAACAACGCCCTCTAAAACATCAAAAGTCCTGTTTTTATTTTCTTGCTTATCAAATAAAAATTTAACATCAGCATTCGGCCATAAATCTATTATGTCTCTTAAAGTTACACTATATTTTCTAAAAACATCTAAAATTTTATCACTGATATTATTACTCTTGATGAAAATATCACTTATCGTTATATTAGAAAAAAATAACGGATCACTTATGTCTCCCTCTCTAACTAAAACACAACCAGTGCCCATTAAAAGATCTTTAAAACTTTCATTCATTATCTTGGTAAAATTAGACTGCTCTAAATATTCAAAAAAAATATCAGTCATGTATTGAAATTTAGATATTAAGTCTTTCCATTCACTACTATTTTTGTCTGGAAAAAATCTCTCATAATATTTACCTGGCTTAAATAATAACCACTTCTGATAACTAGGAATCATTGTCTGCTGTAAAAAATTTGCAAAATGATTAGCAGATACAATAGCAGTCCCATCAAAAATATCTTCCGTTATATCTTCTGGCTCCGTGGTATGTGTTTTGTTAAATTTATTTTTAATAGGATAAAAATATTTATATAAATCATCAAAATAATCGTCCCATAATCTCTTAGTTAGTTCTGCTTTATCATACAACTGTAACCTATATTCAATATCTTCTATATTTAACATTAAAACCACCAAGTGTTCATTTTAAAATTTCTTAAATTAATACTATACAAATTACTCTTACTACTTCTATCTATACTTTGTTGATTAGTCTGATTAACTTGCTGATTGTTTCTTTGATGTAAAATATCAAGTAACTGACTAATATTACTTAAAGACAAAGGCCTATTATAACTAGAAAAAACATTCGAAAAATCACTAAAACTTTTCATTTTTCATGCCCTCTATAATATCTGTATACAAAAAATCAACACCTAAATCATTTTTAAATGGAAAATCTAATAAAACATTCCTGGTCAATAATAATAAATCATCATTATCAGGAAAGAAATCATAACCACCAATCATTTTAATCACCAATCGTTCCAGAAATCTCCTCCGCCTACAAAACGAGATAATCGAAGAAATCTTAACTCTTTGTTCATCACAGATCTGTTCTCTTTAATCTCTTTTTCCCTTATCTCATTATATTGATTAAGCAGTTTCCTGTAATAACTGTTAAATGAAGATATACCTAAGATTTCATCTAAAATCGTCATAAGCGACACCACTTCTTAATACAAAAATATTTAAAAAATCATTGTCTTTAAATTTTATAAAATCATCTTTGTTATCTATAATATATACACAAACCTTACGTAAAAAAAACATTTTTATTTTCTTCTCAATGTTAAAAAGTTTCTTTCTGTTCATTATTTATTCACCACCTATTCATTCACCA